ACCGCAAGAACAGAACACATGGTTGAACATGCTAGAGAAGCCGTTTGCTGACCCTAAAGTCGGCATCGTCGGCCCGCTGGAGTTGTTCGACACCTACTCAAATCACCATGTGTTGATATTCTTCTGCGTCATGGTCCGAAACACAATCTTTGCTGAGATTGGTATTCTTGACGAGATTTACTCACCGGGTGGAGGAGAAGATATTGACTTCACCATACGAGTGAAGAAGGCCGGATACAAATCTGTCCCTGTATCATCAGTGGTATACAGCCCCGAAGAGGCAACAAATGTCGGCCCTATGCCTATCTGGCATAAAGACAACCAGACGTTCAAGGATATTCCTGAATACGGGAAAGTCATCATCAAGAAGAACGGCCTGCTGAACTGCCGTAGATACAACGACAATCTAAAACTCAACATCGGTGCCGGCGGCATTGACTACCCGGGGTTTCTGTCAGTCGATCTGTATGATAAACGCGCCCTGATTAAAATGGACATCACAAAGTTGGAGTTTGATGATAACTCAGCCACAGAACTCATGGCGAGCCATGTGTTTGAACATCTGAACCCGTATCATTCAGTTGACATTCTGAAAGACTGGCTACGTGTGCTGAAGCCGGGTGGTAAACTATCAATGGAGATGCCTGATATTGAGAAATCATGTCGCAGTTTCCTGGAGAAGCCCGACTACTTCTCTCGTCTCGGGGTCATCAATGTGATCTATGGCAGCGTAAACACCACAGAAGAAGGTGGACCTGACAACATCACTGCGCCTCATCTGTTCGGGTGGTGGCCAGAGTCAATGTTCTATCATCTACAGCAAGCCGGGTATGTTGATATTAGTTTCCCCTCAGAGAAATGGCCTCATCCAGGTGACAATTTCCGTGTTGAAGCATACAAGCCTGCCGTGACGATTGACCGTGAGTTATTGAAACAAGAAGAACCGATGACGTATGACGAACTATTTACTAATGCAGTATACGGTGTTGATACTGTTGATGTACGTGGCAAGCAAGTAGTTGATGTTGGTGGCAACATTGGCATGTTCGCCATGTTGTGCGTGGAAAAGGGTGCATCCACAGTTGTGTGCGTAGAAGCCCAACCTGTCATATACAATACAGGGCTTCTTAACTGGATCAAGCCGTATCCCATGATTATTCCGTTGAACTATGCGGTGACAGACGTAGATGGTCAGCAAGTTCATATACTAAACCAGCATGTGGCATCAAGAGTTGGTGGCGATCAAGGTGATCTGGTTGAAACTATTACACTGAAGTCACTACTTCAGCAGGAAAACTTGCTCGGCGATGATCTTGTGTTGAAACTTGATTGCGAAGGGTCAGAGTTTGATATTCTGATGGGGACAGACGTAAGTACAATTCGTAGATTCGGAGTAATCTTCGTTGAGATACACGCCGATACTAATCCTGATCCGAGATACAAGGATATTAATGTAGTCGTAAATAGGCTGCAAGAATGTGGCTATACCAAAGTGAAAGATGGTGGAATGGTGCGATACAATAACGATGGAACAACAGACAGCCTTGGTGTATCTGTTCAGAAGTGGGTGCGGGCATGATCCTATGTAATATTTGCACCCGCGGTCGTTATGACACCACGCTGCCGCTGGCCATTCAAGCCGTGGTCAATCAGACGAAACAGATCGATAAACTCATCATCTATGACGACAACGATGAGCCGAAGGACCTACGAGAAAATCAAATCTACAAGCATTTGTTTGAGTCACTGAACTACAAGGGTATTCAGTGGGAATGGGTGTATGCTCTCCGAAAGGGGCAGCACTACTCTCATCAGATGGCAAATGAAAGTGGATACGAGTTCGTCTGGCGCGTGGATGATGACTGTCGCCCGGAACAAAACGTTCTGGAAAATCTTCTTAGTCATATGACTCCTACAGTCGGTGCAGTCGGTGGCTCAATACTGACACCACCATACGCCCCAGTGACAAACGCCACTGGCAGAATTGAAGATATCTACACAGAGCCGAACCTGCAATGGGACATGATCAAAGAGGTGAAGTCAGTTGACCATCTTCACTGTTCGTTCCTATATCGCGCCGGCATACATGACTATAATCTCAATCTTAGTAGAGTGGCGCACCGCGAAGAAACTCTGTTCACTTACGGACTGAAGCAACTCGGATATGATGTTCTTGTGGTGCCTGATGCTGTGACTTGGCATATGAAATATAACAACGGTGGTATCAGATCAGACAACCGAGAGTTATTTGAATATGATGAGAAAATCTTCCGGAATACTATTGGCTTCAAGGACCAAACAGTTGTGGTGCTTGATAACGGCATCGGTGACCACATTGTGTTTAAGCATGTGCTGCCGCTGCTCAAGAACCCTGTGGTGTTCTCATGTTACCCCGAAGTAATCCCGGGCAGATCAATACAAGAAGCAAGAGACTTGTTTGGTTCTTTGGATCAATGGAACATCTATCGCCTCATGGATAAATGGGATTGGACCGACTCATTAGAAAACGCCTTTAGAAAGATGTATAAAGTATGAAACTCAATTTAGGATGCGGAACTGATTACCAAGAAGGGTATATCAACGTTGACATGTATACTGACTCAAAAGTCGATGCGAAGTTTGACATCAGTAAAATACCGTATGACGATAACACAGTAGATGAAATCAAGGCGTTCCATGTTATTGAACACTTTGACTTTCATGAAGGTATGGCGGCACTAAAGGAGTGGTGTCGTGTGCTAAAACCTGGTGGACGACTCTATATGGAAACGCCGGACTTTCTGGCATCGTGTAAAGATTTCGTCAACGCTGATATTGGATATCAAAATCATCTCTACGGTCATTTCTTTGCAACACCATGGATCCCTGGACAGACGCACAAGTTCCTATTTACTGAGTATCAACTTCGTGTTCAACTAGGTTGGTGTGGGTTTGAAAATATGAACCGACTTCCGGCGGCATCTGGTTATCTTGACCACTACCCTGCTCATATCTTTCTGACCATGGAAGCATTTAAGAAATGAGAGTATCCATTGTAATACCGGCGTATCGCCCGGCATCTCTCCTTGAGGGGTGTTTGATGGGCATATGTAAAAACACCACGCTAACTGACGTTGAAGTTATCGTGGTATGCAATGGTAGCGACGAACCAAGTGCTTCAATGGTAATAGGAACCGGGTTCAAATTATACTGGACGCCAGAGGCTCTCGGCTTCACAAAGGCTGCTAACATCGGATTCAAACTGGCCACAGGTGACCTTGTGGTCATTCTCAACACAGACGCTCACATTCTGGATTATGCTCCGAAGGACGAGTGGTTGAACAGACTGACTCAACCATTCGCTCATCCTAATGTAGGCATCACCGGGCTCGGATTCATGGGTTCGCGCCATGGCACATACGCCCCGTTCTATTGCACCGGCATCAGACGCTCTCTGTTTGACGAACTGGGGTATCTTGATGAACGCTTCTCTCCTGGCTATGGTGAAGATGCTGACTTCTGCTATCGTGTCAGAGCAGCCGGGTATGAGTTGGTGCAGGTTGACCATGCTACACCGACTGCTGATAACCTAAGCACGGTGACTGACTTCCCAGTATGGCATGCCGGTGAGCAATCGTTCATGGATAAGGAAAAACGACAGCAGTATGTAAATAACGGGTATAAACTACTTGAAGAAAAATGGGGAAAAGAATGATTATCATATCACCGTATGCACAAAAACTACCAAACAGTCAGGAGAACCCGAAGAACTACCCTTACTGGGCTGAACTGATATCAATGATCAACGAGCCAATAGTTCAAATCGGTGTCGCCGGAGAGAAGGCCTTGGTGCCTGACTTCAGAACTAATCTGCCGTTTACTGAACTGACCAAGCTGGTAAAGGAATGTCGGACATGGATATCAGTTGACTCTTTCTTTCAGCATTTCTGCTGGGACCTTGAAAAACCTGGTGTGGTTATCTTCAGTCAGTCAGATCCTAACATTTTCGGCCATAAAGAGAACATAAATGTGCTGAAGGATCGCAAATATCTGCGTCCAAATCAGTTTTGGCTCTGGACTCAAACAACTTATGACATAGATGCGTATGTGCTGCCCCATCTAATATTTGAAAAAATGATAAATACTTGATGACGAGTTCAAAGGAGCGAGGATGTCAAGAAACTTTTACTTATATGAAATAAGGAATCTATTAGATAATAAAATTTACATAGGTGCCCACTCTACCAATAACATGGATGATGGATATATGGGATCGGGCTCCCGTATAATAAACGCCATCAAAAAATACGGAAAGGAAAACTTTGTAAAGACGATTTTAGAAACATTCAGAGATGAAGATTCTATGTTCAATAGGGAAAAGGAAATTGTAAACAAGAGTTTTATTCTTAGAGCGGATACATATAATATAGCCGTTGGTGGAGTTGACGGGTGGACGAAATCAAATAGAATAATGGCAGAAAAACGTAAAACTGATCCAATTTGGTTAGAAGCCAAGAGAAAAAACATCTCGTTGGGGGTAAAGAGAGCGATGTCAGAGGGAAAATGCAGATGCACCTCACGGGAATTTAATTTACTAAGGGTAGAAAAGTCAAGAACACCAGAGTCCATTGCAAAAAGAAAATCTACCTATGCTAAAAATAGGCACCAACAGGGCGAAAATCATGCGTTATACGGCAGATTGGCATTGCATCAAGAAAATATAGGTTGGAAATGGGTGCAAAAAGAGTTGGTGGATGATTACTTGGCATCAGGGTGGTCTCGTGGAAAGGGTAACCTTTTAAAGGTGAAATAAGATGTCAATAAAAGTATCAAGCACGGTCATCATTGATGATTCAAAAAATGCTAATCTGGCCAATTTAATAGTAAAAAGCAATCTGGCGTATGTTTCGCCAAATGCTGCTAATACTATTACTTCTGCCATGTTAAACGGTGGAACATTATCATGGAGCGGAAACGCCGGACAACTGTTCTCAATTACTGACTCGCTCACGGGAACAATCTTCTCTGTCAATGACATTTCAGGTATCCCACTGATCACCGCTAACGCTTCGGGCGTGGTCAGTTTCGTGACTACTGGTGGGTTTGTCTCATACGGTGCCAGTGCTGCTGTCACTGCCGCAGGAACAGTTCAGGCGAACGCCACAGCCCTTACTCGTCCAATATCAGTAGTTAGCACAGTGGCCGCAGGCGCCAACAGTGTCATCTTTCCTACTGCTGAAGCCGGAATGCGTCTGTTAGTGATGAACACAAGCGCCACTGCGCTGAATGTCTATCCGGCAGTTGGTGGTGGCATCAACGCCGGTGGTACCAATGCTGCATATTCTCTACCGGCTGGTGGAAAACTTGAATATGTAGCCGTCAGCACAACTCAATGGTATTCACTTAACGCCACATACGCTTAGGAGGCACCATGAGTGTCTCATACAATCCCGGTGTTGTAACATCTGGTCTTGTTCTGTGTTTGGTTCTAGCGACACTACATACGGCATGAATGGAAACATATCGTACTATCATGTATATAGTAATTCTCTCACCGGTGACCAGGTCACCCAAAACTTCAACGCCCTTCGTGGCAGATATGGAATATAGGAAAAAAATATGGAACTAACTTTAAATCAATACACTTACGTCATCTTTGATGTATCTGAACTAAACACAATTGACTTCACACAAGTGGAACAAACTTCAGTGGAGACATGCCGCCGATCAATTGACGGTCTGCAAACTCTAGTAAAATGGCCCGGCTCACCCCCTGCATGTGTCGTCACCCTCACCACTAAAGGGCCGTATCTGACGCAAGACGAAATTCTTGTGATCAT